ATTCAATATTAGCAGACATTGAACTAAATCGGAAGATTAGTTTGTTTCAAAAAGCGGTTGAGGCTTATGTGCTTAATCGAACTCTCGAAAACTCTATGGCATTGGCTAAAGCGAAAGCTGATTTAGCTGCATTTGTATTGAGAGGTGTTTGATGGGTGCATTGACGCAGGCTGAAATTATTCCAATTTCAAAAGGTAGGGACAAGATGACAGACAAGTTCGAAAAGGGCTATGTGATGTCTAGTCGTCTTTATCGTAGTGATGTGCGTCCATTTCTTAGTGATGCAGCACGTAATGTGTATGCTGAACTGGAAGACCGCATCAATGGTTTTAAAGACAAAACTACTGATTTTGTAAGTTACTCTCAATTGCAGGGCGGCAAGCTTGAAGGTTCTAAAAAACTAAGCACTACTACAGTTCGTAAAGGCCTAAAAGAATTAACCGATTTAGGCGTTGTAACTGTTGTTAGTTCTGATTCAAGAAAGGGTAATGAATACAGAATTAATGAGGTGTCATTAGTCGAGCACTTTAAAAACTGCAATACCACTTTAGAAAGTAAAGCACTACAGAAAGTAAAGCGCGAGCACTTTACTAACGAAAGCGCCAGCACTTTAGAAACTAAAGACACAATAGAATTATATAAAAATATTTATAGAGAGGAGAGCACACAAGAAAATCCAGTTGATGAAATTCTGAATCTCTGGACACCAGATTTACATTCTCTGAATTCTTGGATGCAAAGATCTGGATTACCAAAAGTATCTCAAGATCAGGTTGACCAACTCCTTCTTGAAATCAACCCACACTACGAAAACAAAATCATCACTGGTGCAGTAACAAGCACTCAGATGTATTCAAATTTCGTGAGGTGGGTTAAGCGTGACTACAAGCTCGTAGAGCGTTTATTCCAACAAGCAAGTGGTATTGCACAAAACATCAATCCTTCTGAACTCAAAGTAGATATGGGGGATTGGTAATGTCGCATATTCATAACATTCCAATGGAACAAGCGGTTCTTACAGCTTTGATGACTGTGGACAACTCGTTTGACGTTGTAAGCAATGATCTTGATGTTGAGTGTTTCTTTCCAGAACGCCATAAGCAAATCTTTCAGGCAATTGCAGACCTTGCGAATGAAAACAAACCGTATGACTTCGTTATGGTTGAGCAGCAGCTTAAACAAAAAAACGTAATTCATTTGATGGGTGGATCTGAATACCTGCTTCAAATGAGCAGCGAAGCGCCTTCAAGCTTTTACAACCTGGAGTCTTATGTTGCAGAACTAAACAAGTTCAAGGCACACCGTGAAGTTGAGCATATCGGGCAAAGCATTGCAGAGATTGCTAAAGACTTAACAATCCCTGATGTTCACATTGCAGCAGAAAGCATCCTGGATGGGAAGAAAACGTCAAACGATGTTGAGAAGACTAGCTTCACATTTGAAGAGGCTTTGAATCGTGCTATAGATCGTTTAATCCAAAAGGCTGAGGCTAAAGCTAACAAGCAGTACACAGGCGTAAAGTTTAACTTAACTCACCTGGATAACCTTGTTGGATTAATTCAAAAAGGACACTTCTGCATCGTGGGTGGTCGTCCTGGTTCAGGTAAATCAACTCTAGCTCAAATGTTAGTTATTCAGACAGCAGTGCGATACAACGAGCCTGTATTGGTTGTATCTGCCGAAATGGATGTAGAGACATTCACAAACCGCTGTATCTCAGCTTTAACTCAAATCCCTTATGACAACATTCATAACGCTGAATTATTTGATGGGATGTTGGCTCAATTTGCAGATGCTCAAAGACGATTCAGTTCTTTGCCAATCCATATCGAAGATAAGCAAAAGCCGACAATTGCAGAAATACATTCTTGGGCTCGTAAAGCTAAGCGCAAATACAAAAGACTAGGATGCATCGTTATTGATTACCTTCAATTGGTTCGTGACCCAAGTAAGAAAGACCGTTACCAGGAAGTAAGTTCAATTAGCCGTGATTTAAAAGCACTTGCTAAAGAGTTTGATTGCCCAGTTATCGCATTAGCTCAGCTTAACCGTGAGTCTGAGAAAGGCAAGCGACCTAAAGCATCAGATCTAAAAGAATCAGGTCAGATTGAACAAGACGCAGATCAAATCATCCTGGCGAATCCAATCATTGGTGAAGACGACCTACCGTCAGGTGTCACCGAATTAATCGTTGCTAAAAATCGTCATGGCAAGAAAGGCGTAGTTCGCGTTATGGACCGCTTAGATATCTGCCGTTTTGTGACTATTCGAGAAGAAGGAATGGCTGCATGAAAACTTTAAATAGAACAAAGAAATTGAACTTTGATGTCCAGCTTAGCTTACTCGTGTTTGGCTGTCATGCATCAGCGCCTTTCAGTGTCAAAGACGTGAAGGAATCAGTGTTTGATTTCAATCGAGGAACCATCTACAGCAATCTTCAAAAATTTGTTGAATGGAAATATTTCGAACGTGTTGGGAAAAATCATTACAAGGCAACTCAATACGCAAAAGACATCCTGAATGTTAAAGGGGAGCTGAAAGCATGATCGAATTTGTAGATTACAACGCAATGATGAAGCTGCGTAGAGCGTACAACCTCGGTACTCGTAATGAAGAAACAAGAGCAGCAGCGAACCTCTACGAGAAATTAAGAAAGCTGAAAATGCTAGACCAGCTCAAGCAGGAAGCCATGACTAGACGTTACAAGGAGGCGGTATGAAACCAGAACATTTTATTCGTGAGCAAGGATTGGATAAGGCGCGAGAGGTTGTTGAAGGCATCCCAAGCAAATATATGGAGTGTTACTACTCAACATTATGCTACTGCACCAAAGCAAAAAAGTATTCAGATCGTTTTAATCCAAGAATTGAACTTGTGAACATGGCGGATCTCAAACGCTTGGTGGAGTCGATTGATCTGATCAAGTGGCATGGTGGCACTAAGTTTGCCAAAGACTACCTAGCGCGGAATAAAGCAAAGCATCCAAATGTAAGCGGCTGGGATGAATTGGAGCAGGCAATCAAAGACCACGAATCAATATATGGAGGCGGGGATGAGTAAAGTTCACAATTTAAAAACTGATCCAGAAGTTTTTCAAGCTGTTGTTGATGGTCGTAAAACATTTGAGATTCGTTTCAATGATCGAGATTTCAAAGTTGGCGATGAGCTGATTTTGCTTGAGACGATACATTCAGGCGAGCAAATGAAGCAAGGCATGCCGCTTCTATATTCAGGCAATGAACTTCGTAAAACCATCTCTTATGTCTTAAGCGGGTATGGGCTGCAAGAAGGATGGGTAATTTTAGGGATTAAAGGAGCCAGCCATGAGTGAGTTTAAAGGTGTTTGCATCGATTGTGGCTCTCCAGAGCTTTATTCAAATAGCGAAATAAGACAGCCAAGAATGTGTGTTGATTGCTATGCGGCAATGATTGGTTTTGCGCGGGTTGGGGGTTCTTTTGTGGATTCGGACACATTAGGCGACGACTTCCCCATAGAAAACCACATTTCGCCGAATTGCAAAGTAACTGAAGTTCACATTAACGAAGCTTACAAGCTTAATCGATTGGGGTGAAGAATGGATAAGTGTAGAGAAGAGTTTGAGAAGCAAAAGTACTGGATTGGGCTATTTAGAGACGCGGTTGATTTTGATGAGGAGCTTGGTCGATATGTTTTAAACGGTCAAAGAAAGCTTTACGCATTTCACCTCGATTCATTTAACGAGAAATGGGCAATTTGGCAGGAAGCATGGCAGCACCAGCAAGCGAAAGTGGAGGAGCTGCAAACCCAATTATCGCTACAACGTCAAAGAGTAAAGGCTTTTGAAGAAGAGCTTACTAGTTCACGTAACTATGGTGACGAGCTGCAAAAGAGGGTGGATGAACTTGAGTTTCAACTTAAAGATTGGAAGCAAAAATCAATGCCTGCAATGCTAAATGGTATGTGTGGTCGTTGCGGTAAAGAGCCGTTGCAAGGAATTGGCTCAGATAAAGAAGATTATGCGCTACTACATTGCTTTGGTTGTGGTGCAAACAAATACGAATGGATAGGAGAGCAAGCGCTCAAGGGGGAAGGATGAAAGCAACCAAGATCCCATGTGAGCATGACTTGCTAAGTAAGAACGACGACACATGGGCTAATGCTGTGATGCGCTGTAAGGGTGGAAGCCCTTACTGTGGAGCAGACGGTTATTGTCATGCAGGCGGCACCTGCTTTGCGGACCAAGAACTAACAAGAGAGCAAGCAATCTTAGAAGTAGATCGCCTAGCTCAAGAATTACATAACTCAAAGATTGAAAACGACAAGTTAAGAAATGCAGCTAGTCAGCTTGTTAATCAACTTGAATTGGCGAAAGAGCAGAACCTAAAGAACGGTAATGATCAGAGAGTATTTGCTTTGAAGTTCTGTATCCATGAAATCAAGAAAGCGATGGGGTGACCAATGACCACATTCAAAGAGGCTCAAAGGGTCCAGTCACAGAAGGCAGCTCGTTCAAAGCGATTTAATCGAGTGCCTACAGAAGATCAAGAACAGATGACGCTCATGAGTTGGGCGCATCGAGTGAAGTATGGTTCAGGTCGTTTGAGTGATTACCTGTTTCATATTCCTAATGGTGGCTCAAGAAACATCCTTGAAGCTGCAAAGTTTAAGAAGTTGGGCGTGAAGGCTGGTGTTCCAGACCTTCAGCTAATTGTTCCAAATGGTGAGATACACGGGCTTTGGATTGAGTTGAAGTCAAAGAAAGGGAAGTTACAACCAAGTCAAAGGCTCATGATTCAACGCTTAGAAGAACAAGGTTACATGTGCAAAGTCTGCTTCGGTGCAGATGAAGCCATAGATGAAATTAAAAAGTACTTAATGATTTAGGGTGACGGTATGAATGCAGTAGCAGTTGAGAAGTTTGAACGTTTTGAATGGTTGACTCATGGTTTAACTGCGAGTTCACCAAGTATTGAGCCAGTGGTGCGCGGAACAGGAGAGAAACCATTGAACTATCAAGACCGCTTGGGTGCTATTGCTTCAATGGATACCCAGTTAGCAAAGTCAGTCACCGCACTGATTATTTTCGAAGGTAGGTCAGAAAGTGATTATGAATATGTTCGTAATCACCTAGCTAAGATCATGATTCAAAATGCCGCAGTCGACAAGAAAAGAGAGCCTGAGCATGTCGCTATATATCACTTGGCATGGTTGATTGCTCGCATGGTATTGGACTTCGCATTAAATCCAGAGTTAGAAGAACATTACACAGCTAAAGGCCGTTTAGCATATGCAGGGCTTAAGAGTCATCAGATGAATGTAGAATGCTACCGCAAGACATGGAAGCCGTACGAAAACCTAATGACTATGGCAATTGAGTCGGCAATTGACGAAGCTGGCAAAGCAGTTGAAGCCTACAAAAGAAATACTTACAAAGATATGAAAGCGTAGGTATTCCATTATTGCGGAAACAAGAGTATAGTTTTTATATACTGGTCGTATTACGGATTTCCGAAGACCAACACATCAAAGCTCACTTAATCGTGGGCTTTTTTGTTGTCCGTAAAAAGACAATCTATCCTACTGGAGTGCCGACCAGTGGAACATGCCTTCGTGTAAACCTGCTTTATGCAGACTAGACTAGGGAGTGGCGTCCCGACTTAAAGAGCATTGAAAGCAAGTAAAACAGACCGTGCATGTTAGGTATGTGTGATTGTGAGTAGCGGTAGATCAGTTGCCGAGCTGATCGATATCGTAATCTAAGGCAAGGGTGTGGCAGTTTGCCACTCCCTTTTTAATTTTTAGCAAAGTAAATGTAGCTAAATGGTGCCGTTATGGACGAAGAAGAACTGAAACAAATTGAAGAAGATTGTCAGCAGTTTAAGAACGTAATCAAAACGGTGTTTTATTTGGCTGTGATGTTATTTGCAGCTTATTTGGTTTGGTGTAATTGGTGATTGTATGGATATGATCGAAGCAAAGAAGAATCTAGCAATATACAAAGCCAATTTAAGCAAACTGCAATCTTACAATCATTTATTTAGTAGCTATTCATTCCGTGCTGACTGTGAGCGAGAAGAAAGATTATTAAAAGAGCGTATTGAGGTGTTAGAAAATGCGTTCGAAAAAGAGGCTAAACGAGATAAGAGCACTACCCTGCGTTAGATGTGGCTATCCTCACTCACAAGCGGCTCATTCTAATTCTGGTAAGCATGGCAAGGGGAAAGGGATAAAAGCCTCAGATGCGTTTACAGTGCCTCTATGCCATAAGTGTCATTTCCTATTCGATACGTATCAATTTGGCACAAGACAAGAATCGGAAGCCATGTTTGAGCGGTGGTTGGAAAAGACGGAAAGGATGTTGAATATTGATGGAAAATCACAAGATTTATTTTGATATGATTTAACCAACGTAATTGGTGTAAGGATTTACAATGGTTAAGCATGTTGATTATGAGGCTGTATATGACGGTGAGAATTTTTCTTTCATCAAAGTATTAATGGATGATGGTTCATATGACCCAATAGCTGGAACAAATGGGACTTATGGCATCATAACTATTGTTGGATATGAGGTTAGGATTTCGTACCCTGAAAATCTCACACAAGAATTAATAGAGAAAATGGTAAACCAATTTACTAGAAAGAATTAAGCCACCCTCGGGTGGTTTTTTATTGCGAGGTCAAAATGAAAAGTAGTGATATTGCAAACGTTATTGTCATGGTGGCCTTCCTTATTTGTATGGCTGTAATAAAGGTGTACGGCAGTTAGTGAGGTCAAAATGGAACCACGATTCGTCATCAAAAACCATTCTGACATCAACTATGTAATTGGATATCTCAATACTAATCATGCAAAGGCAGCGAACGAAGGGAAGCCCTTGGTTGTTACTATTACTTGTAAGCAAGAAAGCCTACACCAGCAAGAGCTAATAAAACAAAAGGATACAGTAATAAAATTTGCTAACAGTATGGCGAATTTAGATCAACAGAAGTTCAAGGAATTACAAGAACGGATAAATCTTGCCCTGCAACAAATACAAGGCAATTTGCAATATGTTGAGCAGGATAAGAGAGAAAACTTTGAATTTCTGCAAATGGCTATGATTCGAGCATTTAAAGAATTAGAGAAAGTGCTCAATGGTGGTGAGCCTAAATGACATCGATGAGTTTAGCGGATTATCACTCTAAATTTCCAAACGGCCATAAAGCTAAAAAGGGCCGTAATAAATTTAATGCTTCAAAAGTCACATTAGATGGGATGACTTTCGACAGCAAAAAAGAACTCAAGCGATATATCGAACTTAAAGCCATGCAGCAACGCGGTGAAATCTTTGGATTAGAGCACCATGCAAAATTTGAATTGGCTCCTAAAACTAAGATAGAGGGGGAAAAGAGAACAAAGCCGGCACTTAGATATTTTGCTGATTTTACTTACTACCTCATCAATGGCGAGTACATCGTTGAGGACGTTAAGTCTATTGCTACTAGGAAATTACCTAGTTATCGCAATAAGAAACATTTAATGAAAACTGTACACGGTATTGATATTAGAGAGGTTTGAGAAAAGTTTATGAGCGACATTGAAACGGTAGGCTGGACGGCAGATAAGCGGTTTTTCATATTAAAAATTAATATGGAAACGAGTTTGACTACAGATGATTGTGAGGTTTTAGCAGGATTGTTTGTTGAAAAATATAGTCTGGAATTTTCAGGCTGCCAGTTTCATGGAAAGCTCGCAGTGATATGTGGAGATAAAGTTTACGTGAATCCTTGGGCGCTTGATCAAGAAGCAAGTGTAGATGAACCAGTTGAGGAACTGTCATTTAGTGAGTTCCAAACGTTATTGAATAATTAAGGTATAGGGGGTGCTTATCTTATGACTACAGTTGTAATGGATTGGTCAAGATTTTCTATTTTTGAATGGTTCGTTTGTGGCTTAAACCCGAAATCACCTTCATTTGGTGCTGCGAACGTTAGATGTACTGATGGGAGGTCAATAGACTTTCATGACAAATTAGGGGTGGTAGCTGCAATGGGTGATCAACTAACAAAATCAGTTGCAATGGTCATTATGACCGAAGGAAAGTCCCAACGGGATTATGAATATGTTCGCAATCATTTAGCTAAAATAATGATTGATGGAGCAGAGAAAGATAAAAGAAGAGAGCCTAAGGGGATAGCTATTTACCACTTAGCTTGGTTAATTGCTCGTATTGTTATTGATTTTGCTTTAGATCCCGAATTAGAAAACGCACATAAGGATCCTGGTCGACTTGTTTATGCCGGCATTAGAAGTTTCCAAATGGATCCGGAGGTATACCGCAAAACATGGAAACGATACGAAGATATGATGATTGCCGCGCTTAATGAAGAAATTTTAAAAGCTACTGTAATCGCTGAACGCTATAAGAAAGAAACCTTAAATGAAGCAAGAAATTAGTTTCCACTTTTGTGCTATTTGAGGTATAGTTTTATTAAATTGGTCGAAGTATAAATTAGACCAAATTGCATTTAAAAGCTCATCTAAACAGGTGGGCTTTTTTATGGCCTCATTAAAAGCTCGGGTCCTTAAGGAGACCGAGTTTTTTTATATCGAGTAAAACTGGGGACGAAGTACTGCGGTAACAGCACTTCGACCTCCTGACAGATGTAGCCTGCCAAAAGCCAAGCCCAGCTATCGTGCACACGATTTGCGAAGGCTATCAAAAATATAAGCTTTTGCACAGGAAAATTTTTATGAAATCAAAACCAATAATTCCATGGCAAGGTGGTAAAACCCGTTT